TTTCACTTTTTCTCGCAATTGATTCTTCTTTAGTAATTATTTTTCTTGATATTTTAGGTTTTTCATTTTTGACTCTCATATCTTTTGATATAACTGGATTAATCATTTCCATTTCAAATCTAATTATATCAATAGTTTGATTTTGAGTTTCTTCTAATTGAATTTCTTTTTCTGTCAGATTATTATTAATAGTTGTTTGCTTATTTGATGTATCTAATATCGATAAAAATTCACTTTTAAAATTCAATTTATTTCTAATTTGATCAATATATTTTTTACAAAATTCTTTATAAATATCTTTAATATATTCTTCATCATTCTTTTTTTCTGAGTCTATCTTATAATCTATTCTAAAAATCAAATTAATTACCCCCTTGTAAATTCATCTTCACGAATAAAATTTATTTGCTCAGTTGCAGTTTTTGATTCTACAGGGTCTAAAACTATTCGGCTAATCATTAACCCTGTATCTTTTCCGCTGCCTTCTGTCCAATTTATAGACTGACTTCCACAGAAAAAGCCAATTTCTTTTATTGTTACAATACCGCTTAAGTCTGTAGGCTCAGTATCTAATAATATTGCAGCAGATGACAGAATTCCTGTTCCTGTCTTTATTTTTGATATAATTGGAACTCTATAAATTTCATTAACTAATGTTGTCATAGTATCCAAATTTGCTGTGTCATCATCACCAATTGCAACATGTTTTAACAATAAGTCAGTCTCACCAGTTCCATAAAGAGTTTTTATTACTTCATCCAAAGCACTATTCATCAATCGATTAAAGATAAGCCTATTTGTTATAATTTTTCCTGTTATTATATCTTTCTTTATTAATCTAAGTTTTCCGATCCATCCATGATTTTCTTTTATTTTTATCATCATATCATCTCTCCTTAATCGTATTCAGTCCTAGTTGTATCAATAGTTCCTGGAAATAATAAATTTGATGGATAAAGTCCGCCGGGATCATCTTCAGGATATAAACAATCAAACTTAGTTATAACTACAGTTCCAGACCATTCCTGTTTTTCATTATAATCAAGCGTTTTTTCAACTAAGGCATCTTCTCTTAAAGTAAATTCTTTAGTTTTCGCCATCCATTCCTTAAAGAAATTTATAAATCCTCCTATTTGAGTACCATTAACAAATGTTGCACTTCTTAGAAGTGGCAAGTTATTTCCAACATCTTCAATTTTTAAGTTTCTTACTAAAAATCCTCCACCTTCTGAAGTTAAAGAGTTAATGCCGAAGTTTGGGAAAATTGTATCGCATATTTGACCATTTTTCCAATTGTGATTATATGATGATAATATTATTTTATCTGCTACACTTGAATATCTATCAAGTAAAGCTTGTGCCTTTTCTTCTCCAATTAATATTCCTTCTATACTAGCTCCAGACTCAACACTTTCATATAATCCGGAACCACCTTCAATTGATTTTCTTTCATTTATTGAATCTTCATCATCTTTGACTATATCAATATCATATTGACCATAATATTTCAAAACTAAAAATTGTCCATCTACAAGAGCTTCTTGATCTTGATCTTGTGTAATTGTATTCTCAGCTTTTGACCAATACCAATACATGTCAGAATCCAATCCGTTAATTCCAACATATCTAGGATCAACTAAATCTTGATCTCTTGGATTATTTTTATATCTTTCTATAGTAATATATATTTTAGGTTTATTGTTTAGTTTAAATCTTACATAATAAGATCGGTTATCATCTGGGTTTGGGTTTGCTACCTCGGTTAATTCATCTGTTACGGCTTTTACGCTCTTTAGAATTTGCTTATTTCTTAACTCTGAAATATCTTGCCCAATTTTTAAACTTTGCCATAAATAATTCGTATTTTCTCTAATTTCTGGTCCTATATTAATTGTTCTATCATCAAGGTAAAACTTTTTATTTGCATCAATATACCATTGCCAGCCTATAAGCTCTACAAGCTCATTGAACAAAGTAGAGCAATAAACATAAGGGCAATTAACCGATATTTCGTTTAATGTTTCATCAATAGAATCATCATCATACCATATCCCATCATCTTCCAAGTAATTATCAATTACATCTTTTATTAAATCTGAAATTTTTAATTTGGGATATGATTCATTAACAAGCCTTCTATCGCAAATCTCGTTATAGTCTACACAAGTAATTGATTGAAATGTTGTTGGTTTTTGATTAATTTTTTCAATGTCTGGCGTATCAATTTTACCACCATAAATTAATACGCCATTTTCCCATACTTTTACATCTTTTCCGCAAACAGATTGAAAATAAAATAAATTACCTGATAGATTTTCATCAATTAGATTAAAACTGAGTACTCCACGAGTACCAGTTTCATCATAACTAATATTTAGACTTTTACTTTCAACTTTTACTCCTGAAGGCAAAAATTGATTATCAATCTTTAAAACAAATGACATTAGAATTTACCTCCATATCTTCTTAATACATCTTTCATTTCTCTCATGAAATCATTAACATTTCTTATTCCATTAAAATTAAAATCTCCATTAAAGGAAACACCTTGATTATTATTTGTATTTGAAGTTTGTGGAGCAATTGACTTGTCGTTTAGCATTAAATCTTTAAGAAAAAAAGCTCCTACTTCTAAATTAGCTTTTGCAAGACTTTTTTTAATTGGCCCTGCAAAGTTTAATTTATCCAAATCTCTTAAAGGCCCTTCTTTTGCTGGTGAAAATGGCAATAAATCTCTTAATCTTTTAACTAAGCTTTTTAATGCTCCAATTGCTCCACTAGCTGCGGCATTAATACCGTTTTTAATTCCGTTAACGATCGCCATTCCTGAAGAATAAGCAGATGAAGCAATTCCACTAATTTTACTTTTTATGCTGCTAACCATGCTTGAAATAGTGCTTATTGCTTTTGATTTTATGTTGCTCCATGCCGAACTAAAAGTATTTTTTATACTACTTAAAAGACTTGAAATTCCGCTTCTTAAGCTGCTTATTTTGCTTTTAACTGAACTAATTAATGAGCTTACAATACTTGAAACTGTAGATTTTATACTATTCCAAATTGAACTAAATACGCTTTTTACTGCATTAAAAATAGTTGATACATTGCTTTTAAAAGTATTAAAACGATTTATTGCAAGTTGTATTAAAGCACTTACAATACTTGAAACTTTAGATTTTATGCTATTCCAAATATTAGCAATAACGCTCATTAAAGACATAAAGATTGCATTGGCTCTGGTTTGTAAATTAATAAAAAATTCAATAACTTTTGAAACAAATCCAACAATGATTCCTAATACTGTAGCTGGTAGAGACACAAACCATTCAATTATTCCATTTATCATATCTGGAACTATGGAACCACCTACTAGCTTTTCATATAGTCCAGTAAAAAACCCGATTATTCCATCAACAAAACCTGATACTAGATCAATTATTGCCATGATAATATTTGCAAAAAAATCTAATATACTATTCCACATATTTTGGAAACTTTCATCAACTAGCTTCCAATTTCCTGTTAATAATCCAACTAATACGCCTAAAGCTCCACCAATAAAAGCTATAACATTCATAATAGCTGCTATAACATTATCAATAGCTTTAACAATTCCACTAAAAACTCCAACAACTATTCCAATAACTACAGCTAAAGCACCACCAATTATTGCTCCTAATGTTTTAAATATTGTTATAACTGGACCTATTACATCTTTTATATTTTCAAAAGCTTTTTTAATTGCATTAATGTTGAATCCTTTAAAAGAATTTGAGATTGCATCTTTAACATTAGCAAATCCAGCAGCAATTATGCCAACAAAGCCGCTTATGGCTCCTGCAATTCCACCAATAACTGTAGTTACAACATTTTTAATTGAATTAAAGGCATTTATAAATCCATCTTTAAACGAAATAATTTTATCCCTAATTTCAATCATTTTATCTCTAAATTCTACAAAACTAACAACTGCCTGATGTATTTTTGCCATAGTCTCACTTGGAACTAAATTTTTCATATTATTTATAAAATCTCCAAAATTGCCAGTTGCAATTCCTTTTATTAATCCCATAAGAGCCCCTTTTATACTGTCTGCATTTTCTTGAATGAATTTTGCGGCTTCTCTTAATTTAGAAATAATTCCATTAAATTTTTCAAATATAGCTCCCCGAACTTTTTCAGAACTCAACATTAATCCTACAAAAGCAGTGACAAGTCCACCAACGACGCCGATTACAGCTAGAATTGGCACTGTAACTGTGCTTATAATTGCAGTAAAAGCAGCTATTACAGTACTTACACCACCAATAATTCCACCTAGAATACCAATAGCGGTAGCTATCCCCACAATAATCGGGCCGATTAGTGCTGCCATTGCTGCAAATCCAGCGACTAATTTTTGTTGAAATGGATTTAAAGAAGCAAAAGCATTCCCAACAAATTCAAAAGCTTTAACCAGTGTTTCTAAAACTGGAACAGCGACAGACTTTATAACATCAAAAAACTTTATTAAATTAGCTTGTAAAGCAGATAAAGCAGCATTCCATTTAAAATCTACCGTTTCACTTGCAGCTTTAAAAGCTTTATCAAGTGATCCAGTAGAATTTTTTACAGCATCAAAAGTCTTTTTATTCCCTTCAAGATTATTTCCCATTAAATCAAGTACTCCCATTAATGCTCTAATATTTGGAAATACTCTTGCCATTGCTTCTTCTCCGTACTTATTCGTCATTTCTCGTAAGTCCATTAATGCTTGAAGCAATCCTTCTTCCTTAATTTTTTTCCTCATTTCTGAAGAACTAGTTCCCATTGCTCGAAGTTGTTCTTCAGCTTGTTTACTAGGTTTAATTAATCCAGCCATAATGCTCTTTAATTGAGTTGCTGCTTCGGCTGCGTTAGTACCTGTTTTTGTCATTGCTGCTTGTGTTGCAGCTACCTGATCGAATGTTACGCCTAACTCACTAGCCAGCGGTAATACTGCTCCCATTGTTGCCGCTAAGTCTGCCGCTTCTGCTTTACCTTCACGAACCGCAGCTACTAAAATATCAGTTGCTTGTCCTGCACTTAAATTTTCTATTCCATAAGCATTAACTGCAGATGTTACAAGATCGGCAATGGTTTTAGTCTCGCCTAATCCTGCGGCACTTGCCTTAGCAGACTTTTTAAGAACATCTAAAGCGTCAGCTCCTCTTAATCCAGCACTTGTAACAAAAAACATTGCTTCGGCTAGTTCTTTTGGTGGTTTTGCTACTTCTGGCGACATACTTAATATGTCTCCCTTCCATGCATTAACTTGCTTCTGAGATACGCCAACAAGTCCAACGACTTTTGACATTTCCTTTTCAAAATCTTTGCCGAATTTTGCGGCGGCTAAAACACCAGCAGCCAAAGGAACAGTAATGAATTTTGTGAGACTTTTTCCAACTGTCATCATTGAGCTTGAAACACTTTTCAATGAATTGCTAATTTGACCAGCAAAAGCAGACCCCATTCCTCTAGCACTTGCCAAGCCGCTCTGGAATGGGGAAAGATCGGCATCTATCGGAGCGGTTACTCTTCCAACAATAAACATATAAAAACTCCTTTTTTTTGCCAATAAAATCTATTCTATTATTTTATAATTACTTCTTCAGCTTCAACAAAACTTCTATTGCTTTTATCATTATACCAATGACTATATGCTGAATCTTCGGGAAGTCCTCTAACTAGTATTAAAAACTTCCTCCAAGTAATTAAATTATTTTTATGTATATAATTTAAATCTAAATCATAAAATCTTTTAAAATCAGCTTCTAAGCTTCCCCATGCCCAAATTATTATTTTTGGATTTGGATTTTTTTTTCTGATATATGACCAGATTTACTCGTATCCATATGATATCCCCATTCATTTAATATTTGGGGAACTATATTTTCATAAACAAACATCAGAGAAATTCTATTATCCCTAGACTTTTCTAAATTTTCAATAAACTTTTTTCCAAACATTAATTCGATAAAAGGCATTATTTTATCATCATCCATAATGATAGTCCATTGTCCTTTTATTTTTTTATAACAATTTCTTAGGAAAAAGGTCGAAAAATTAAAAGGCATTTTTTTAGGTAAAAAATAAGTTCTACCTAAAAGTTTTATTTCTATTTTTTGTTTGTTTTCCTCTTTTAATGCTTGATCAAAATCCAAAACAAGATTATTACTTTGTCTTTCGGTAATTTCTTCTTGTTTTTCATCTAAAAATTTGATTCTATCGGCATTATTCTTTAAATTATTTTCAGACATTTTAAACTCCTTCTATTTTTTTATTGCTTAACTACCTGGGGTTATTTCTACTTTAGAATTAATTCTAAAACTACCCTTATAAGTATAAACTCCGCTTGTATCTGCTCCTTCTTCATATGAAGTAAAAAATCCGCTTAAAGACCAGCCATATCCAGTATTACGAGTACTTTTTAATGTTATAATTTTCCCTTGATCAACTGCATCTTTTAATTCACTTTGTCCATCATCTAATCCACTTGTTGATGATTCAATAGTTATTCCTTCAATATCAGCAGTTTCCGAAACTGCAATTGATGTAAATACTTGATGTAAAACATCTGTTCCGGGGACAATATCTTCTGACCCAGTAATATCTTGTTCAGACACCGAAACTTTTCTATTAAAAGAAGTAATTTTGCTTACGACTTGACTATCTACCTCAATGACAGTTCCAGCAAATTTAACTTCCCCTTCGACATTGTCGGGACTTGCCATTAAAATAGGTAAAACAGGAGATAATAAAATAGTTTTCAAAGTTTTCTTAAAAATATTTAAAGATTTATTAATTAGCATAAAAATCCTCCTTTCTTATGGTTTATAATCTATATTTATTGCCTGTACTTTGTACTCTGCAATTATATGTTACCGTATATTCTGTACGATTTTTTTCATCTTTTCCTAAATTTTCAGGTGGTTGATCAATAAATACAGCACTAATAATTGGGCCACCAGAAACTAAAGCCATTCCACCAAAACCCATGAAGTATTTATGAATATTATAAGCAAGTTCTTTTGCTGCCGCCTTGCTTGAATTTCTTGTAATAACTTGAAGTCCAAATAAATCAACTGATAAGCTGCTTGACTCGTCAATTTGTGGAGCGTTAACATCAAAAGCAGTTATGCAATTATCAGGAGATAGAGGTTGGAAATTATCAAATAAATTAGTTCCAACAACTCCGAATCCTTCTTCTTCAAGCCATTCAATGAAATTATCAGCGATCATAATACTTCTCCTATTTCTGTTCTAAGATTAGATAAAAGTTTATCCTTTGCTAATCGATTAAATGGATCTCTTAAATAAAATCTTTTTCGTCCATGTTGAAAATTTGCGTTTTTTTCATGCCATCTAATAGCGTAAGGAACTACAGGATATCCAGTAGAAGGTCCACCACCAAAACAAGCACAACCAGCAGCTTTACCATCAGGAGACATTTTCGCTACTCCTGTATTTCTTAGCGTTCCTTCATCCAATGGAACTTCGCCTTTTCCTGCTTGAACTACAGCGTCACAAGTTTGAAAAACTGCCGCTCTTGCTGCCTGATTCATTATTCTTGTTAATTCACTGCCTCTCCAAATACTCCAACCACCTAAACCCATAATATCACCTCACCATAATTTCAAAATGATGTGTTTTTCCTGCTTGTAATGGATGATCAATAGGATCAATTTTTAATACTTCCATATTTGATCTTACTTGTGGGAATGTTTGATCAATTTGCCAATATGGATAATTTATATCAATTCCACAATCATCTTTTAAAAAAACAATTGCAGTTGATAAGATTTTTTCACCTTTTTCATTGATTATTAAATTATTGCCATATTGAACAAAACCCTTTAAGGTATCATCACTTGAAATAATGGAAAAATCACCAGCAGCATTTCGTTGCATTTTTTTTAAAGTTATTGAATGATTCATCATTTTATTGAAAGCTGCTATACTCATTTTAAACCAACTCTTTTCTCAATTATTCCAGATGAAATTAAAATTGAATCAACATAACCCATTGACTCGGGAAGTTTTGATCCTGTTGAATTTTTCGATTTTGAAACACTAAATCGACCTAGTCTTAAATTATCTTGTGAATTTGGAGTATTACCACTATTAAATAATTCAGTTATCATTGAAGCTATCCATAATTGTATTGCTTCTTTTTGCCCTATAGTAACTTCTATCTTATAATTCGTATTAGAAACATTAACATAATTATAATCATCAGATAACAAACAAGGTGATACATACCAAGTCGATTTACTTGTATCAATCTTATATCCACTTTTGTAAATTCCATAATTTCCTATTCTATCATCTAACAGTTTTGAGGCAAGTCTTATTCTTATTGTTGTCGCTTCTGATGAATCTCGGCCTGTTAATGTTGCATATTCTGAACTTGTAATATATGCCATTATGCCCACCTCTTCCACTGTCCAGTATTATCTTTCTTATATCCAGCTTTCTCAACTGCCGCCCAAGCTGTTTGGTTTGCTCTTTTTTCATTGCTATTATATTCTTTAAATGCATTATTAAAAGCAGCTATCCAAATTTTTTTTGCTTGTGTCGGTAATGCTTTAATTCTATCAGGATAATTATTTACAGTATAAGGCATTAAATCACCTCATTAATTAATTCCTTTTTCATTTAAAGAAGTAATTAAATCTTCTCTTTTACCAACCGCATGGAGATTATTAATTTTACAAATTTCTTGTAATTCTTTGTATGATTTCTTTTTTAATGGAATTTTTTTAGCTGTTTTAACATGATATTTTACTGCATTTTGATTTAAATATACAGTTGCATCACTTTGATCCATTTTAACTACATCACCTATTTTACATAATTTCCCTTTATAATACCTTTCCTTAATAAATTCAACATTTGATGTAAACATGTTCTTATCACTTCCTAACTATTAGCTTGCAGCTTCACCATATACAGAAAATGGATATCTTGTTTCTTCAATTTCATTTAGTCTATTGATTGGATTTGGAACTTGCCATCCTAATCTCATAGATGCTCTTAAAGCAATCATGTTTTGTTGTGCTAAATTAAATACGATTTCTTTTGTGGTTGGGTCTTGAATAACTGCTTCCGTCAAAATTGTCCACATGATATCTTTTCTAATTGCATACATTAATTGTTTCCATTCGCCAGAAATAATTAATGACCTATTTGGAATTATAGCTCCATTTCTAGGAAATACGCAAGGCTCACCATCAAGATAATAAGTACTACTACCTTGAACTCCTTCTTTGTTTAAAGATTTAAAGATGGGAATTCCATCTGTGGCTCTTAACGATCTGAATTTTGATCTCATTGTCATACTACAAACATGCCCATCAACCATGAATCCATCTTCTTCAACTTTAGCTATTAAACCACCATCGCCCATTATATCTTCATATATATCACTTTTATTTGTATTTGGATTTATGATACTTCCTTTAGCTACAAAATTTCCAGCAGCAGTCGCCGCAGTAACAATATTATCGGGCCATATTTTGGGAGCATTAATCCCATAGAATACAGCTTGATCAAAAGCAATTCCGAAAGCTTCTATTAATTTAGGTTTACTTTCTGCCCAAATGTCATAATCTGCATCATCCAGAACTGCCATTGGAATTGGAACAATGACGTTTAATTCCTCTGCATCAATGTATTTATTTTCCCACATTAATTTAGATAATCTTTTCCATTGCTCATCTTCTGTCTTAGTTGATGGTCCCGGATTTGAAAAATATGCAGTTGGTAAAACTGATAAACAAGGAATTCTTCTTTGAGCCCTTGACATATTTGGACCTCTTCTTGCATATGTCATAACCGCAGAATTTTCGGGAACACTTTGAACTATTTCACGTTGTACATCTTCAGGCATAAGAGCTTCAACGCCAGCTCTTGGAATATAAGTTGCCATGAAACTTCCTCCTTATATCCCTAAAACTACTTAATCAACATATCCAGCTTTTCTTCTTATCAAATAATTCATATCTACACTACTTCCATTTGGTTTATTTGATCCAGCGTTTTGATCATCTCCACCAGATTGAGGGTTTTGATTATTACTATCATTATTACCAGAATCTAATAAATAAGGTTTTTCTTTAATTAATGCTTTCAATGAATTTTCGATTCCAAGAACTTTTCCATTATCGTCAATGGATACATCATCCTTGTCCATTAAAATAAAAGCAGCTTCGGGATCTCTAATTTTTAATTTACTTGCAATACTAACAACTTTTGATTGAATTAAAAACTGATTTGATCTGTTTGTTGCTTCAATCAATTTTTGGTCACTTTCTTCTTTTTCTAATTTAAGTCTTTCAAGCTCACTTAAACTTTCTTTTTTCTTTTCAGCTTCAAGTTCTTCTCTAGTTTTCTTAATAGCTTTATTGATTCTACTTTTTAAAAGATTATCAAGTTCGGCTTGTGAATTAAAAATAACTTGTCCACTTGAATTATTTCCATCTTCTCCATTTCCATCATTTCCATTTTCACTATTTGAATTTTCACCATTTGTGTTATCTTGATTTTCGCTATTTTCATTTTCTCCATTTTCACCTTCTGGAATGCTCAACACTGGAACTATTGGAAACAAAAAACTAGCAAATAATACTTTCTTAAATCTTTTGAATTTTTGTAAAATCATAATTTCCTCCGATTTATAGTCTGTCGACTTTATATTCCGTTTACGCCCGTCGGCTAATTCAATTATATCCTACATGACAAAAAAAAACAAACATGTTATATTTATTCTACGTAGAATAAAAAACATGATTGTTTGTTGTTTTTATGTGTATTTAATTGACGTTTTTATATAATATTTCTTTTATTTTGAAATATTATTCCTAATCTTTTCCATTTTTCAAACATTTCTAATTTAATAAAATTTTTGTTTTGATATGCAAAAGCATAAATATAAAAATTATTTCTATTACATAGATTATATAAATCATTAAAATCATATAAAAAACTATATATTTGATTAGAATTATTATTCTTATTTGCTATATGATCTAAAATGTATTCTATCAAATATTTTTGATCATCGTATATTTTTACTTTTATATTCCGATAATTAATTTCTAAATACCTTTTATCATCTTCTAATAAATAAATTTTTTTAGATAGTTTCATTTAATTATCTCCGCTTTCTATAAATTTTATAGCTTTGTAAATTTCTTCTCTGAATAAAGCTGCATTATTCATATAGAATTCATTTACATCTTTATATTTATTTAATTTTAAAATTACACTCTTTAATCCAAGAGTCCTTAAACCTTCATCAAGCGATTCTCTCGCTATTTCAGAAGGCATTTTTTTATTCGGCTTTTCTGGATTTCTTGGATCGTTGTCAAAACAGATGAAAAACTTAACATGATTTTCTTTTAATTGATCAATAAATTCTTTAATAATATCTAAGAATTTATTAACTATTGTTATAGAATTTAAAGCTATTCCCTTACAATCGATACATTCAAGCGATAATGCATCAAAAATTCCCTCTGTTATAAAGAATATATCATTTTTTTGTGAATGCCTAATATAACCAGCATTCCAAATTTTTAAAGGAAGTCCTTTTAGGTTTAAAGTCTTTTTATTTTTTTTATTTAAATAGTCATCCCTTCTTAGAATTACATTTACTACTTTTTTATCTTCCCAAACAGGAATTATATTTTGGTAACTCCATAAGTTATAGACTTGTGGTAATAATTCTTTTGGAAAAATTTTTCTTGGATCATCACAAATTATTTTATAATGTTTTAAAATATTATCATTCTTAATATTTCTTCTATAAAAATAATAATATTTTTTTGATAAAGAGAAATATTGTAGTATAATATCAGTTAGATTATGATTAACATTTTTAAATTCTTTTTCTTTAGTAGATTCATTGTTTTTATTGCTTTTATTTCTTTTAGTTTTAGAATAGGTATAGTTAATAGTAGGGTTTTGACACCCTACTATTTCAATGCCCTTTTCTATAATTTTGTAAAAATCTTTTTTAATGTTATAACCTTCTAATTCAGCTATAACATTAAATGCATCACCTTTAATGCCACAATGACAACAACAAACGGCACCATTTATTGATAGATCATTGTCTGGTTTATTATGTCTATAAGGAATACATTGCCAATTGTATTTCCCTTCTTTAGCCCCATAATAAGTCAATATTTTTTTCAAATTATTTCTTACTTGATCTTTTTGAGCCTCAGTAAATTTTCTAGTTTTAGTTTTCATGATATATTCTCCTAATCTTCGTTTAATTTAATTTGTATTTCTGGACTACTTAAACAAACTCCGTCAAAAAGTAATCCATCATCATTGCTAATTGATTCATCTTCGCAAATATAAAGATGATCTTTTAATAGATTAAATAATATTTTCTTATTAGTATCAATATAGTCTTTTTCTAATTTATTTCTTATCAGGAAGTTATATAATCTTTCTTCATCAGATATTATAATTTCTTGCTTCTTAAAATATATTTTTGCCGATGGTAGAGAATAAATTAAATAACCATTTTTAGATAAAATAGTATTTTCATTAATTACTTTATTAGTAATAGTTTCAAAGAGTAAAGCCCAAATTTCATGTTTTAAAAATTCTTCTTTGTCTCTGCCTTCTTCAGCTATTTCATTTATATATCTTTCGTTTTGTTTTATCATTTCTTCACAAGTTCTTAAATATAAATTTGCTCTAATCTCCATAACTGCATTATTAGAATTACTATATTTAGTAAATTTTCTAATATTATTGTTATACATTTTTATTCTATAATCATAAAGATTTTTTCTTTTTTTAAACTTATATAATTCACTTTTATAATCCAATATCATTTCTTCAATTGTTACATTTAAAGCTATTTGCTCATTTGAAATCATTGTTTTTATACCTCCATTTTTAATTCTATCGAATTCGAGCTAATAAGAAGAGTATAACATAACAACAACATAAAAACAACACTTTATATTGTTTTTATGTTGTTGTTATGTTATTATAGAATAAATAAATTAAAAAGGAGCTTTAACTTATGAGAGACGAAAAAAAAATATATTGTGCAGCTAAAAATTGTGGAAAAGAAATAAATAATAAGATATTATGCGGCGATCCTTCTTTTTATTGTACTAATTGTAAATCACATTTTCACAGCAGTTGTTTGGATATTCGCTATGAAAAAACCGATAATTTTTTTACTACAATGGCTAATGTTGGTTATTGCCCTATTTGTGGTAAAAAATTGGGATGAGGTGATAATTTGAATAATAAAAAAGAAAAAAAAATATATATACATTTCATTATAGATAAGCAATTCAAAGAAGAGATTGAAACTATCGCAAAAGATAAAGGCTTGCCGACTGCAAGCTACATAAAGATGATATTAAAAGAAAAAATACAAGAACATAAAAATAAAAAAGGGTAATATTAACCCTTTTTTATTTTGTATTATTATTTTTGGTAATAAAAAGAGGTCATCATCACTCTTTTTTTATGTGTAGTTTAAAAAAAATAAAAGTTATAGGCAATACAATTTTTTTTATTTTTAATGTTTTTATTCTATCTTATTTATATCATTTGTCAATATATTTCTGTTTATATTGTCTTATGATATTGTTATTAGGAGATAGATAAAGAATTAATAAATCTATTTGTTTAGAATTTAAATTAAAAAATTCTAAAGGTCTTCCTCCCTTAGTACCTTTGCCATATCTTAATATACAAGGATTCATATTGCCAAATTGTATAAAATCATTTTTATATTTTTTTAAATATCTCATTATTGCTTTATGAGATATTTTTAATTTCTCTGATAATTCAATACTAGTCATTATATTTTTAACCTGTTAGCTAATTCTAATATTTGTTTTGCTGCGGTTTCCCCTGCTTTACCTCTTAAGTCGGTTGGATAAATTCCTTCTATAAATTCCTTTTCTAAGTCTTTCATTCCATCAGATAAAGCGATATCAAATAATTTAATCATATCTTTCATATCTTTTGCATGATAACCAATTTTTTTAGAATAAATTTGATATTCAAAATTTGCTGGATCAGTTTTAAAATGATTCATTGTATCTTTTGCACAAATCCAATCAGGAAAAATTACAGGCTTGCCTAATATCCATGCTTCGTATAAAGTTGATCCTGCATCTGCGATAACAATATCGGCTTCTAATAATTCATTTGTTGTCGGTAATTGTTTCTTTTTATTATGCATTTTACTTGTTGGATGTAAGCTTGTTACTAAATCATAATCTTTTGGAATTTGATCTAAATATCTTAAAAATGCTGGATAACTTGATCTCCCTTTATTTTTCGAATGATATCCATGAGTAGGAGCCCATAGAATTTTAGGTTTTAAATTCTTTTTAATTGAATTCTTATCAATATTAATCAATGGATCTAATTTAGTATATCCACAGACAAATATTTCTCCTTTATATCCTGTATTTCTCATCCTTTTTTCCCATGCTGGACCCGGAACAAAAGCATATTTATAATCCTCAATTTTATCTCCTTTCCAATAATTTTTATCACCTATTCCATGTGAAAAGAAAATATCATTTGACCCAACTGGAGCTTTTCCCTGTTCGTTAATTCTCGAAGAATTAAAAAATCTAATATTCATTCTTGTTAGTGGAATTTTTGAATATCCAATATCTTTTTTGGGAAGATGTTTCATTATTGGATTTGATAAAGCCTCTATTGCGTGAATGTAGGCTTCTCCTGCATGTTGGCTCATATTATCATAAACAAAATTTATTTTGTTTCCTTTTTTAAGACCATGTCTTTTCATATATGCTTGGTTATCGAGCTTGCCTACCCTTAATCCTCTATTACTTCTTATTTCTCTAAATATTTCATTTGAATCAATTCTAATCGTAATCTCTTCAAAAGGTTCAAATCTATATTTATCAATTATTATTGGATAATGAACTCTATTTAAAATATTTACTACCATTATTTTTTTACCTCCAATATTTGTCCATTAAGAAAGTTATCACTTTCTATTAAATTACAAATAAACTTGCCTACTTCATGAGGTTGCAGCATATTTTTAAAATCATCATCAGGCTCTAATTCATGTCTCATATCTGTATTGACTGCCCCAGGGCAAACAATATAAATTTTTATGCCATATGGTTTTAATTCTTCTGACATTGATAAACTAAAATTAATTAAAGCTGCTTTTGTTGCTGCATAAATTGCCCTACCCGGTCTTGCTCCTAAGCCAGCAGTTGAAGCAATATTTATAATTTTTCCTTTTATCTTTTTATTAATGCAAAATTTTGCATATTGTTTAGTACAATTAAAAACTGCATTAAAATTAACATTAAATTGTTTATTAATTGATTTAATGCTAGTTTCAAAAATACTTCCTTGCTCTGCAATTCCAGCATTATTAATAAGTGCAATTGGATAATACTTTTCATCTTCTTTTATAAAATCATCAAAATTTTTTATAAATTCTTCAAATTTTTTGAAATTTGTTATATCAAAATCGCTCCATCTTGAAATTGGATAATAAAGATTTTCTTTGCTTCTATAACACCATTCTTTAGCAATTGCAGCCCCAATTCCTCTACTACTACCAGTTATTATAATATTACTCAATTTTATTACCCTCCTTATAATTTAAGATCGCTTCGGCAATCTTAAGATCAATAGGATAAGTAATTTTAATATTTTCTCTTTCCCCATGAAAAATTATTTTTCTTTTAAAAGGAACTTCACCAGATATTTCTTGAAACTTATAAATTAAGTCCATATCATCCGTAGAATTTTGAGAAATCATTCCTGTATGGACTTTATAAAGCTTTTGATTATCATATTTTTGTGGCATTTGGACACACCCAAAATCATTTCTATCATAAGAATTTCCTAATACATCAATTACACTGGCACTTGATAAGTCTATAGGTACGACACAATCCCCATCTGCTTCTATAACTTTTTTTATTAAATTTATCGACATAAAAGGTCTTACAGCTTCACAAATTAGAACATTTTTTGTCTTGACATGTTCTAATCCATTATAGACTGATTCTTGACGAGTTTTTCCAGCTTTGCATATATGCCAATTATCAATATCATATTCAGATAATAATTTTATTGTTTGATCATTTTCATTATTGAAATTACTTGGAATTATAATTTTTTCAATTTCTTCAATCTGTCGTAATGTTTCTAAACCGTATATAAAAAGAGGTTTTCCTTTTAATCGACTAAATTGTTTAGGATAACCTAGTTTTGCTCTTTTGCCTGTTCCTCCTGCTAAATAGATTACATCAATCATATTTTTACTCCTTTATAAAAATCTTTCTATTTTCTGAATTATTTATGTTTATAATATTTTCTTTTAATGCCGCTATAATATCGTTAGTTGTATGTTTAAATAAATAATATTGTAATTTTTTTAGAAATAATTCTATTTCTTTTTTATTAGCTTTAAAATATTTAACTTCATTATATGCCTGTATTGCTGTTTTCATTCCATTAATTTTATAAACACCTGGGGCATATTGATAAAATATATTACCAAATATAAAACTAGGTTTTCCTCTTAATATAGCTTCCCATCCTGCCGTCCCTGTTATAGTAGCTACTGCAATAGAATTATCGATTAAAGAATAATTATTTGATTTCATTGATATAAAATTTACATTTGGCATTTTTAGCAGTCTTATATAATAATTCATATCTCTATTTTTACTAATTCGAGGATGTTCTTTTATATAAATTTGTATTCCTAATCTACTTAATATTTCAATAGCCATCCATTGATCAACAAATGGTCCTCCCATTGGACATGTAGTCGCTTCGTATTGATAATGAAGTGGAAAATAAATATAAGGCTTTTTTAAATTAGGAACTACACATTTATTATTATAATAATCTAATAATTTTTTATTTCTTATTAACAAAGTTTTTTGTGTTTTAACTTTTTTTCGTGGAATTATTGTCGGCAATACTGGTATTTTCTTTTTATTCCAATGTATATCTAATAAATCAGCCAATGGCTCTATTAATTCAACTTCATTTTCTCCATTTTTTATTGTAGTATTATGAAAATTAGGAAAATTATCTTTTACATATCTTGCAAAATACCTATATTTACCCTTATGTGTATGAAATGGATTTCCGTAAAATGCTGGTATATTATAATAATCGCATAAATGTGAAATTACATTATCATATCCTTCATGAGGTGGCGCACATCTATAAAATACACTTATTTTATTATTTAATAATACATGAGACCAATATCTTAAATTATTAATATAATATTTTTTTCTGTTTTCATATAACATAGGTCTTAATCTTTTTATACGCTCAATCATTCTCATAGTTTGTGATTCACATTCGGATAAATCCACAATTAATTTTTCGTCAAGTGGATCAATTTTATTCCAGTTCATTTTTGGATAATAATAACCTTTCCTCATACTTCTATGAGAATAAGCCCAAACATCTATTCCAATTTTTAAATTTTGAGGAAGCTGATTTTGTTTTATTTTTATTGGACAAATAAAGAAATATTTATTACATTTAATTGTTTTCATTATTTGAATTGCTTCGCTTTGATTACATAATGCTAATATATTCATTGACTATTTCTCCTAAATTCTAAAATTGTAATAATTAAAATTAAAATACATTGAATTAAAAAAAGATCCATCAAAATATTTTCTATTTGGCAAAATCGTACTATAAGCCTTATATTTTTCAATCATTTTTTCCCAAAATTCTATATTAGGATTACATTTATAACATTCACCATAAATATTTTGTAATCTCATATTATTAAAAGCTTCATTTAAAACTAAACTTAATGCCTTCGATCCATAACCTAAACCAATATATTCATGAGAAATCATTAATCCTATTTCAGCAATGCCATTTTCCCACTCAATCTTATCTAATCCAGTATAACCAATAAAAACATGAATTAAATGATCATCATTATCATAAGTTTTTAAGAAAATTCCCCAATACCTAGAATTTGAATTTCTATTATTAATTACATCATCAAAAAATTTTTGCTGCATATCAGTGGTTAATGGATAAGGAGTTCTAAGTATTCCTTTTCCTGTATTTTCATTTCTCCATATTCTTACTTTTTCTAAATTTTCAAAATTTAAAACATCTAAATAAATATTATCTTTCATATGTTCTCCTTATTTTTAATATTTTTATGATATCTTCTACTCTTTTAAAGTCTTCTATTGTATCAACACTCCATTTATAATCAAATTTAAAAACAGAGTTAACCTCATAAATTTTAAATTTATTAGGATTCTTTTTTATAAATGTTGTTACATGTTCCCTATCTTCTTTATCTTCAGCAACATTATTAATATATGCTAAAACAGAAGATTTCATGATTTCTACATCAAGTCCGCTAGGTAATCCATTTTTACCTCTATTATGTGTAAAATCTGCATCATTTATTAAATGTTTCTGTATAACTTCATCAATAACTTTAGGATAAAACCCTAACATTGGACAATCACTTGTTATTCTTACAACATTTGTTATATTTTCTTGTATAATATTTTGTATATAATTTAATGCTGCATAATACCTATTTAATACATCTTCTTCATTTCCTTCATGAGAATAACAAAAACATTTATCTGAATATAATTTTGAAAAAACACTATTATCTGAAGATGGATAAATTATTCCTGTAAAATGACTTAATTTACTTTGTTTTGCTCCTTCAATTGTATAGCTAGTCATTGGATGACCAGCCATACTTTTTATACATTTTTTTTCAAGTCTACTTGATTTTAATCTAGTTTGAATTAAAGTTATTATCAATTATAACACTTCCTTTAATATATCTGGTGTTCTTGCGAATTCACCAGCATCTAAACCTGTCGAAGTTTTTAACTTGTAATGCCATTCGATTATTTTAGGTTTAAATCTATTGAACAGTGCAAAATTATTTGTATGATCTGAAATATTATTACCAATTTTAATATCTAATTTTAGATATTCTTGAATATCAGCAGGATATTGACTTATACACCAAAATTCTTCAAGTTCTTTTGGAACTTTTACGCAGCCTAACCCGGATATATTTTTATTTCCGAATTTAATTGTTAAATCATTTGTTTTTGAAATATATACTGGAATTTCTTCAGGTATAAAATCTATTAAATAATCTAATTCTCTTCTATTTGCTATTTTCACGAATGGAATATCATAACTAAGTAAAAATTCTAATGATGGTCTATCAAAAATAGAAGCGGTTACTTTATATCCTAATTGATTTCCATATTCATAAGCATAATTAAATGATTCTTCAGTTAAAGGGATATTCGCACCGCAAACTTTAAATAATTGCCATTTTACAATTATTTCATACTTGCCGCTGTCAATAGCCTTCAATTCATCATACATTCTTTTTATTATTCTTTCGTTATTTTGGCATGTATTTCCAGAACCAAAATCAAGTATTATTATTTTACTTTTCATAAGTACCATAAACACCTCTTTCTTTTCTTTTGTTTGTTCTCGACCTTAAAGCTACAATAGCAGCTTTTAAGCCATCTAATGCGATATCATTTTCATTGCATTTAAATTCTGAATTTTGAAAATTTTCCAAAACGTCAATGCAAATTCCAATAATATCAGGCAGAAAAACTCCATTTAATTCTTTTTCTTTAACTGGTCCACATTGAAAATGTATTCCGCATAAAAGATTATCATTTTCAATATTTTTAATTAAATAATTATGAGGAGCATTATATTGATTTTCATCATGTTCAATATATGTGTGTTCTTCAGTCAATAATTCATTTCTTAATCTTGTTAAATTTCCATTGATCTTTTTATAAGCTTTAAATGGCTCTTCTGGACTCCATGATAAATAATCATCTGAATATCTAACAGAATATCCTTTTTTATTATCTGGAAGACCAGTATTGATTTTTTTATCTCCATATTTAAAATCGGCATATTCTCCATAATTCATTTCGCAAGCTTCAATTTCTTTTGTTCCAAAATATTTCTCAAATTTTTTCATAGTTTAAATCATCCTTTTTTATTTATTTTTTTTACTTCTTTTCAAAAAAATTATTTAATAATTTTCTTATTTTTATTAATTCATTCAAATTATTTTCCATGTAATCAAGAGTAACAATAAACATATCTATTATTAATTCTTGCGTATTACTGGTATAAAGAAAATTTTCTCCACCTTTATCGTTATTTTTTAAACCTATTCTATAGCTTTTATTATTAAATTTAAATAATTCCGAAAACTCATGAACACTACAAACATTTAAGGTACTTTTATTTTTTCTTAAATAATTATTTAATTTTTCTTTTAGTAGATATTCGCGAATTTCTTTATCTTTTGGCTTTTCTTCAATAAATCTAAATATTTTAAACATTGTTTTTATTATTCCTTTCTATTCTTGACAATCAATACAATAATTTTCCCATTCATCTTTATCGTTTTTTTTAACTGTCCAATTATTTTCTTTTGCATAATTCAAAGCAGCTTCAAAAGTTAAAAAACTTTCGTTATCACTGCAACCATCACAAATTATATACCAATTTCCTTTAATTATATTAATCATAAAATATCATTCCTTTTCTATAAATTCATTAATTGTATTAATGATATATTCTTGTTGTTCAAATAATAAGTTATAATACAATGGAATGCTTACTATTTGATCGGCTACTTTTTCAGTATTCGGACATTGTTTTGAATAATCAATTTTGCCAAAATCATAATAAAATAAATTTTCATATATTGGAGGAAAATGTACAACACATTGAATTTCCTTTTTTTTCATGTAATTAATAAATTTCTTTCTATTTTTTCTATTCTTAACTTTAATTACAAACAAATGATAAACATGAATTCTTCCCTTTAATTCCTTTAATTTTTCACATTTCAACTTATCAATATATTTATCGGCCAACATATATCTAAATGTTTGAAATTGACAATGCTTTGTTTTAAATTGACTTAATACAAGTGCTGCATTTATTTCAGACATTCGATAATTATAACCTAAAAGCTCCATCATACCTTCTTCATTTCTTCCATGATTTCTAAATAATTTAACTCTATGATCTAAAATATAATCATTTGTTAATAAAGCTCCACCTTCACCAGATGTAATATGTTTTGCTGGATGAAACGAATAACAAACAATATCGGGAATTGCATTATCAGCAATTCTATTAATTCCGCCAAAAGAATGACACGAATCACTAATAAAATATAATTGGTTATTATCGCAAATTTCTTTTATTGCTTTATAATCAGCTAATTGACCTGCATAGTCCATGGAAATTATTGCTTTGGTTTTATTTGTGATTAATTTTTTTATACTTTCAGGATCAATTAAAATAGTATCTGGATCGATATCCGCAAAAACAGGTGTTCCTCCACAATAACTTACACAATTTGCAGTTGCTACAAAAGAAATTGAAGGAATAATTACTTCATCCCCAGGTTTAATTTTTATTGCCATACAAGCAGCATGTAAGGCAGATGTACCACTATTAAGAGTTTTACAAAATTTATAACCTGTATAGTTACTCAATTCATTCTCAAATTCTTTTGTAATTTCTCCTTGTGTTATATTATCGCTTGTTAATACTTTATTTACCGCTTTTATATCATGCATATCAATAAAATGCTTTGCATAATTAATCATGATTAAGCAAGTTCTCCTTTTTTCTTTTTACTTGTGCTTCTTTTGCTATACTAAATTGTTCTTTTAATTGGTTTAATTCTTCTTGTAAATAACTTTTTTCAAGTCTTAATTGTTTAATATTATCAATCAATAATTCATTAGTAATTTTTAAATTTTCATTTTCTTTTGACATTGCAATATGATCAATTTGTAATTCTTCATATGTCATTTTTCTACAATTTTCATTCATAATAATTTCCTCATTTCTTCAATACTCAAAATATTATTCTTATTATTACTTGCATATGTAAATTGATTATGATTTATCCATAATTCTGGTAGTTTTCCATAATAAAGCTTGTAAAATGTATCGTAAATCACAATATTTCTTGATTCTTCATGACTAACTAATGTTTCATAGATTTTTTCGCCTTTTCTTAATCCTACAATTTTTATTTCAGCATCTTCCTTTATGGCTTTTATTAAATCACTTATTTTTAAAGTAGGTAATTTAGGAATAAATATTTCTTGACCTTCCATAATCTCTAAAGAATCCAAAACAAATTTTGCGGCATTGTCTATAGTTGTCCAAAACCTAGTCATTTCATTATCAGTTAAAGGAAATTTGCCACCTTCTTTGGCTATCTTCTTGAAAAAAGGAATAACTGATCCTCTAGAGCCAATAACATTTCCATATCTTACAATCGAAAATATAGTTTCATTATCGCCAGAATAATTATTTCCATCAATAAACATTTTCTCCATACATGCTTTTGTACAACCATATAAATTTATAGGATTTACGGCTTTATCTGTAGAAATTGCCAATACTTTTTCAACTTTTCTATCAATAGCAGCATCAATTATATTTGCTGATCCTAGAACATTTGTTTTGACAGCTTCAAAAGGGTTATATTCACATGAAGGAACATGCTTTTGAGCGGCTGTATGTATAACATAATCAATTTCATTAAATGCTCTATACAATCGATCTTTGTCTCTTATATCACCAATAAAAAAAGATAGTTTTGGATTATTTTTAAATTCTTTTTTCATTTCTGATTGTTTATATTCATCCCTAGAATAAATATAAATTTTTTTGATATATTTATCACTGTTTAATAACTGTTTTGTAAGTTCTTTTCCAAGTGTTCCTGTTCCACCTGTTATTAGAATTTTTTTATAAAACTTATTCATTAATTTCTCCTTTTATTTTTAAAATCTTTTATACTATAACATTTAAAATATTCATCTACAAAATGAATAAGCACTCTTTTGATGGCTGCTCCAAATTCATTACTATCAAAAATATATATATCATTAGAAAGTCGATCAAAGAAATCATCAATAGATTTAAAACCAATTTTTTTAAATTTAATATTATAATTAAATAAGTTATTGTATTCTTTAGCTTCATCAAAATTTTGATTAAATTTTTTATTATTCTTTTCTAAATTATCTTCTAAATCATTATTATTTAAAGTATAATCTATCAAATCAGCCACAATATTTAATAGATCGGCTGTGCTAAATTGAGAATTTTCTTTAACTGATCTTCTTAATAATTCTTTATCATTTAATAATTTTTCTTTAATATTTTTATTTTCCATGGATCACCTCATGCATTTCATATAATTCATTAATAACCTGATCAGGGGTTTTGTCTGAATATTCAAAAGTCGTAGTTATAACAGAAAGTGCCATTAATAATAATTTTCCTTCTTCTGTATTAGTATTAATATTGCTTATTTCTTTTATTTTCTTTGACTGATTCATCAATTTTTATCTCCTGACAATAAAATTATTTTTTCATATTCGATTAACATTTTTGTAATTTCTTCTTCTGAAAATATTTTCTTTGCTAATAAACATTTTTTAAATACTTTTAGATTTTCTGCAATATAAGGCAGTACGATTTTTAAATTTTCATTAGCTAATAACAAACTTGCTTCATTAAGATTTTCATTTTTCATTTAATTCTTTTATCCTTTCTTTATTTATATTTATATTCAATTTCATCTAATCTTTTTTTAATAAAATCTCTTAAATAATCTTTATCAATTTTTATAAATTGTTTTGTTAATAATTCTATTTCTAAAACTTTTAAATCATTTTGTCTTTTAATTTCTCTGGTTAATTGTTTTGCTGTGATATTATCCATCAAAACTCCTTTCTAATGTGCCTTCCCTATTTGTTCCCTAATATAATTTCTATTAAGGAATGTATTATCTTTTAAATGTTCTCTTTGTTGAGCTTGCCAATATTTAACTTTATTATCGGCAATATTTTTAACATTATTATCAAGACTTCCAACTGATCTTCTTTTCCAGTTGCGAATATTTCTTTCAATTTGTCTTTGTCTTAACTGAGCATTATAAGATATTTTTTGGGCTTCATTATATCCATATTGATCAATTAAATCTTGTTCTGCTTTGTCTACTCTTGGCGGCAATGGTTCTTTACCTTCAAACCATAGACTTACATCATGTTTGCAATTGCAATGAAAAAGTCCTTGAGTTTCTGCATCATCAACACTCTCATAAACTGGGTGGCGTTCTATGCTTAAAGTTACGCCTTCGTAAGGAGTGCATAATTCACAAGCTCTGAAATGACTTGATACAACGACTAAAGTATAACCTCCTTCAGCATATCTATTTAAATTAGCCTGTAAAGAACATCTACCTGAGACGGTACGACCGACCATTTCACAGTAAGTGTCAATTGAATATTTTGCTCCATTTTTATAAGTTATAGTTTGAATCCCTTGTTTTGCTAGTTGATTCATCATTTCTTGAGAGTATTTTATTCTTGTGTAAATATCACCTTCTTTGAAATACTTCTCACCTGCTTGTATCGCTGCATTTCGATAAATATCCTCAGCTTTTCTTAGTATTTGAATTGGTTGATTATCTAAGTTGTAATACGCTGCATCTCTAAAAGTTTTATAGAAAGGTACATGTTCGGATATGTTCTTAAATAATGATAAAGTCTCGCTACTTAATGCTGGAATTGCAATTGGTGGAGGACTTTCAATTAAAAAAGATCCATTTGTGATCTTCTTTATAATTGATGTAGATAAATTATTATATTTTAAATCTGCTTTTGCATGGTTTATTCCTGCGATATATGCTTTTGCTAAATCTTTGTTTGCCCAACTTTTCCAATCTTTATTGAATGTTTTGGCAATTGTTGTAACTTCTGTAATATATGCTTTTTTATAATTAGCAACATTTGTGGGATCATTATTTATTTTTTCTAACAATTTTTTTGTAGCAATCAGCACTCCAAAAACTACATTTTGAGCAGACAAATATAAATTTTTTCCGTAATCTTCATATCTATCAATATTCATTTCGTCACCTTATTTTTTTGCTTTTCATGATATTCTATTTGTTGTTTTTCGAATAGTTCAAAATTCTTTGTATTTGCTATTCGAAAATATGCATCACCAGCATGAAAAAAATTACCAGCTTTTGTAATTTTAGCAATTATATTTTTATCATTATCGGGAAGTTTATTTTCTTTTTTATCAATGAATGTATTGACTAAAATTACTAATCCTTTCATATAATATTCAAGTCCGCTTTTATATAGATCATGAAATGATTGATAACAATCAGGAACTAATAATTTAATAAATCTGCCATAACTACTTCTAATTTTATCGAGCATTGGTTGATAATTAGGTAAACTTTGCTTTGCTAAATTTTCTAAATCTCTTAATATTTTATTTAGTTTATCTGAAAAATAATAAATATTATTTCTATACTCATATTCTTCATCAGTTTCCCATTTGAATTTTATAACATCATTTTGTTTTTTCATTTTTTCCTCCAATCTAATAAAGAGATTTTATTATAAAAATAAATAAAAGACAAGGTTTAAGAAAAAAAGTCTTAAACCTCAGTTTTAATCATTTCCCCTGTAATTCCTTCATCTGCATTAATCTTGTCAACTTCTTCTTGTACTTTTTCATCTGTCCAATCTGGATGCTGTAATTTTACTTTCATGAAATTTGAAATAGCTTTTGCCTGATATAAATTTCTTATTACTTCAGATGTTTCTTTATTATCTGTCATTATTGAATCTTCTATTTCCAATGATATTGGTTGATTTTCATAATTTGAATATAATCCACTTGCTTTATCAATATTTTGAGCTTGTTGCAATAAACTTAAAATCGCAGGTTTGAAATATTTTTCTTTTTTTGATCTTGTTTTCTGAGACTTATTTTCTCTTATTTTTAAAGCGGTACCGCTTTGAGCATTTCCATATTCTCCTAATCCGAAGGTTTGCGGAGAATAACCACAATTTGAAATTATTTGCCATGTTAGCTCTGAACATGTTTTCATGTGTTCTTCAACTCTAATATCAAATTGTACTTGTTCTATTGGTTTTACGTTATTTTCAGACATTCGCCATTGTGTGAAATCCATTTTTACAAAAGATTTTTGAAATTTACTAAAATTATTTATAAACGTTGTTGTACCGTTTACATCTGATCTTGTCTTCTGTAGTAGTTCCTCATCAACAAATATTTGTGCCATTCCTAGTTCTATGTCACGCATCCAACTAGTCCAAGCAAAATCTAATGAATCAAGTAAAGAAATATCGTCTGAATAATCATTGATTCCTAGAGGACTTCCCAAAACAAGCCTATTGGGTCGCATATTAGGTATATATACACACCCTAAACCATACACATTTTTATATTCAACTGGATTTAAATTTAAATCTTCAGTTTCTTTAATACTATTAGGATCAATTTCTTTGCCTACTTTTGTCGCTGTTCCAACGTTTAATTTATATTCGATTAAAAGAGAATTGCCACTTCTTCTTCTATTCTCAAATAATCTAAAGACTTTCCCACTATCTGTCTTTTTAACTACTCTAAAAAACAAGATTTCCCATAGTCTGCCTCTCCAAAATGTAGGAATAAATTGCTTTGGATTCATTACATTAATTAAAGGAATTCCTTCTAATTGTGCTTCTATATCTAATTTTAATACACAACCTGAGATTGCTGCCGATATTTCCGCACTTTCTAATAAGATACTATTGAATCCATTCTTTTCAATAATATCTTTTATTCTTTCCCCAGCAATTGTTTTTTGATCATATTTATAAATCGGACTTTCAGAAAACAATAAATCTGCCGAAGTGCTTGCGATATCACCAGCTAAAGGCATATGCACTATACCTTTTCTTTCTTCAGTTTCTAACCTTGCCCAAAACTTTTCTTGAGCTGTCTCATTTCCCGAAGCTAATCTTGTATAAAATCTTAATAATTGTTCAGGATCGCCACTATACCAACTTGCCCATTCCTCATATTTTAAAAACCAATAGTCACATTGATTAGGTGGGAAATTATCTTTTTCATTCAAAAACATTTAATTCACTCCTTCTAAATTTTCAATAAATCTATCAATAATTTCTCCTACAGTAAACTTATTTTTATATATTTTTTTATTTTTAACTACTTCTCCCTTTTTATAATTTTTATAATATATTTCTCTGACAATACATTTACGAGCATCTATCCAATTATTATAATTATTTATATAATGTTCGGCTATTATTAAGATAGAATTTTTCACTTTGTTTAAATCAAAAATTAATCTTGTTAATGCTAATTCTTGTCCAATAGGCAATTTTGTTTCTTTGTATTTAATTTCTAATAATATATATGCTTTATTTTTATATTCTATTAATCCATCAATATCAGTTGGTGTAATCTTATTATAAACAAGATTTTCAAAAGTTATAATTTGTTGTTTTCTTCCAATATGATTAATTTTACCTCTATTATTTTCATGATTTAACATTTAAAGTACACCACCCATATTTTGAAAATATATTTATAAATTTATTAGAATTATTTCCAAAATATATAAAACATTGTCCTTGTAAAGGTGAACATTTATTATTATTAGGTTGATAAAACTTAATACGTCCTTTTGGAAAACAAATAGCATTTGAATAATTTATAATTTTATGAAACCAGATAGTATCAGTTGCATTGTTTACAAGTAATATACATTGATTTATATTGTTTAATTCTTCAATAATTTTATCAATAAATTTATTTATTAAGTTTATTGAATATGGCGGATTAATCCATATATTTCCTTTCCATTTCTTTGTTAATCCATTATCTTTAATTGTATATATTTTATTTGCTTTAACAATTTTATTTGCTTCAATTGAACTTGCTGGATCTAAATCTATATTATTCATTACTTCAATTACAGCTTTTATATAAACTTCTGGCGTATACCATTCATTATCTCCAGAATTATTAACAATATGAGGTTTTTTAATATCTTGATATGCTTTATTTACTGTAATTTCTCCTTTTTTTAGTTTGTTTTTTGTCTCTTCATCTGCTTTTTCTTCTATATGTTTTACTTTGTTTAGTGTATTATGACTGACATTAAATGCTTCACTTGCTTGTTTTGCTGAATTAAGATTTTCACATATGTGAAAATCTTTTGTCTTAGATTCTGACATACTATCAATATCTTTAGACATATTACCTGCTTTTGATTTATTTTCTAGCCCTTTAATCTTTAATATATCCTGAAGTTTTAAAGCCAATAAACCTCTATCATAATTATTTAAATTTCTTCTACCTCTTTGATTATTTATCATCCATTCAATAACATCAATTCTATTATTAAAACTCATATATTCAGTTTCATATTGCAAATTATTTTTTTCAGCTATTTTGTATCTATTATGACCGTCAATAATTATATTTTCACCAGACCAAATTTTTATTGAATCTTGTATGCCATGATCTTTGCAATTTTCTTCTAACTGATTAAATTCTTTATCCGTTAATTTTGGTATTAATTTTTCAAATTCTTTATCAATTTTTATTTCCATAATTCCTCCTGAATAGCAAAAGAGATTTATAAATCCAGTTTCCCGTCTCGAATTTATAAATCTCTTATATTATTGTATTGTCATACAATATGTATTGGACGGGAATCAATACATATTG